ATGGAAAATTCGCCAAAAGCTGGCAGCGGGAAAGCGAGTAGTAGTATTCTCCCAGTTTGCTACCGGTCTTACCGAATTGAGCACACGCCTTTCTGACGTTTCAACTGTCCGCTATGACGGATCGACCCCACAGAAAGTGAAGTCGGAAGTAAAGCGTGACTTTGATCGCCGTCACGTAAACAAGAACAATGGCGAATACAAATGGGACGTTGTTCTCGCTAACTTCAAAACAGGCGGCGTTGGCCTAAACTTCACCCACGCTACCGAAATGGTAATGCTGGATGAAGAATGGAACCCCGGTAAGAATGAACAGGCTTACCGTCGCACTAAGCGAATGGGTCAGACAGAAGAAACTCACGTCTGGATTCCGAGAGTTGCGAAAAGTATCGACAGCTGGATGAAAGAACTCAATGACCGTAAGCGTAATATGATTGACGGCTTCAATTTAGAGGTCGATATGAGCAAGGACTTTCATAACTTCCTCGACACAGTAAAGGGAATCTAATGCCAAAGTATGAAGCTCAAAATATTACTGAGGGAGAACACCCGACTCTTGGATTCATCGTTGATGATAAAGAATTTTGGTACAAAACAGACGATGCAATCGTTATGTTGGTGAATGCTGTGGCGGCATTGCAAGAAAGGGTGGAAAACCTCGAAAAAGAAAACAGTCAATTAAAGCAGGACGTTGGTCAGAAAGCTGACTATAACCCTCCGATAACTCACAATATGTTAGGATTTGGTCGTCATGGCAACTAGAACAACGGTTATCTGGTGTTGCGATAACTGCAATGAGGAAGCTCTACCAATGAATAAGGTAGAGGATATGCAACATGGTTGGCATTACCCTGAAGATTGGGCCAACATGGATTTGACGGCAAAAGATGGAATGCTTGCTGATATGTTGCTCTGTAACAAATGCATTTCAGTAATGCTTAATGCCTTGAAGAGGCGCCACAAAGAAGATGGAGAATAAATATGTGCGATAAGTGCGACGACAGAGATAAGAAGTCCGAACAACTCTTGAAGGAATACTTTGAGCAAAACGGGCTGCAAGAGAATAGCATTCTGAATGCTGACGTAATTACGACTACCGTTGAGGTTCCCGGTGGAACGTGGCTTATCCAAAAGAATACCAATCTTACTCAGGTAGGTATTGAGGGAGCACACGATCTGAAAGATTCTATCAGTGCAGTATTTATTCACGACGATATGGCACTCGATATTTCCCTTGCTCTAGCAATGACCCAGCCGCCCGAAGCCTTTATGGCTCGATTGTTTGGAATGTCGGAGGACTAAATGCCTGAACTTATTGAGAACTTCAAGTTTATGGGGGGTAAAGTATTCCTAGCATTGCGGCCTAATCTGTTTCAGTTCCACAGCGAAGAAAAGCGTAACGATCAACACGTAACAATGGAATACATCGGGACCCTTCCTTATATCGACGGATTAAGTGCTCGTATTCATGAATGGGAACATAAGCTCGGACTAGATGAAAATCGCCAATGTCTGGTACGGGTAAACGGTTACGCTAACTGGTACAATTCTAATAACGACAAAGAACGGTACTTCGACGTAGCTCTTGTCGAATTCCCTTGGAACCGGGCTGTGGGATGGGATAAAAACTGGCACGTAACACTGAACAAATCAGATAAGCCAGTTATCCCGCGTCAATTTGATCCCACAGTAGATGGTCAGCGACTTGATTACGTCGATACTCTTTGGGTCGGCTTCAAAACAAAAGACGGAGAAAGTAAGTGGCTATCCGCTGATGGTTTCCGTGAACTCTACAAACAGTGGGAATCCCACGAACAGGTGGCGAATTGAGTGGAACAGGAAATGTTTGGTGCCCCTATTGTGCGGTGGGATTCCCGGAATCCTTCTGCTTATGGCCGGGTGATTGTAGCAGGACGGCAGACCGGGAAGAGTCAGAGGAATCATCTTTTGAAACTGTGGTTCTCGATGAATCCGCAGGAGAGCGACTATACAAGGACGCAATCTCTACTGGACGAAAGCGAGCAGCAGCCCTTTATCCAATCGCAGTTGGGCAGATTTGTGAGTGGGCATGGAAGAAACAATGCGGCGGCGGAATTGTTCCCATTTATGGATGCACGGGACGACCTGCCTCTAATATCCATCATGGACCTGACAAGTCTACGCTCAATAACGAAAGGGAAAACATCTCAGTTATCTGTGCCTTTTGCCACGGACGCTGGCATGTGGCCAACGACAAGTTTTATCCTCAACCTCGACCTATTAATGGTGAGGAATGGTTACCCATCCCTCCAGAAGGTAAGGAAATTCTCCCCCTAGCTGGTATTCTAAAGGCAGATAAAGCGGAAATACTTCTGGAAGAAATGAAGATTCCAGAAGGTGGGAAGGATAAAGTTAGCTAACAATCTCGATTTGACAGGGATTCTGCTCTATGCTACACTAGATACATAGAGCAGAATACCGCTCCCTCCTACAAAGGAAAGCACAAAGAAGATGCAAGAACGTAATGATAAGATGCCTAAGGATGAATCAAAACGACGCCTTAGTCATTCAGCGATTGAAGCTTACAATGCCTGTGAGAAACGTTTTGAGTTTGCTCACATCGATAAACTGGCACCTAAAGAAACCCCACAGCAACTGGCACTTGGTAGCTATGTACACAAAGTATTCGAAGTATTCTTCCTGAGCATCAAAGCTGGGGAACCGGATAACATGGCAATGATTAAAGCATTGCAGGTTGCCTATCAGGATATCGGATTCTTTGATAAGGTCGGCAATCGAATGATTTATTGGTTCGAGAATGTTTGGCCTAATCTTGGGTGGAAGATTTTGGAAGTCGAAGCGACTTACTATCTCCCGTTGAATGCCCAAGAGGAATACCCATTTACGGTAGACCTTATCATTGAAGTGAATGGGCAGATTGCCATTGTTGATCATAAATCAACTGCTGACTTCTACGATGAAAACATTGTTGATATTTACCCACAACTTCCCAAGTATGCCGGTGCCCTTAGAGCACTGAAAGAACGGGGATATGATGTAAAGATTGCGTACTATAACTTTATACGGACGCGGCCTTACATGAAGGATATGGCGGCGACGACGGCTATTGTGCCCGTGAAACTAACAAATGTTCGAATCCAGAATTCATTCAAAGAACACTTCGAATCACTTAAAAAGATTCGTGAGCATGAAGGTCCCTATGTCAGGTCCTTTGGTAACAACTGCAAGTATTGCCCCTTTATCGATCTTTGCCAACTCGAAATGAATGGTAAAGATTCTACCTCACTCAAAGCAATTGGTTATAAGGAGAACGAATATGGCTACTAGCTTCGCCGATGAAACAGAGACGACAGTCAAAGAGGACCCAAACCGTCCCCTTGATAGCTACTTCGTAGAAGAACTCACAGCTATGTTGCATGAGTCCACTCTTCAAGTACTGAAATCAATTGAACGTCGTAATGAAATTCGGCAAATGATTGAACGTAAATACATGCAGGTATCGGAGAATACGACAGAAGCTGATCACCAGTTCCAAGGTGCGTTAAATCCCCAGCACGCACCGCAAGAGGGCATGTCAGAAAGGTCTCGCTTCTAATGGGTACTAAAGGGAGCCGGGAGAAAGACGAACTTCTCACAGCAATTAAAAAAGATATCAGCGAGGATATGCTACCTAATACGGAGCGCAGTTATCAGCTTTTAGATGATGGAACCTTAGTAGTTCACGCTTACTCAGAACGAGTTTTAATGCCACAAACTTATCGACTTAATCTCTCAGTTGGTCGGGAACTTTCAAGGGAAGAGTGGGACGCCAATCATGTCAGTTGATACAAGTTTTAATTACGAAAAGCCAAGCCAACCATTGCCGGTACAAACGTTCAACGTAAATGAGTTGCTCGCTTCCATGACTTCTATGGAGGACGAGAAAGCAGAATTCGTTGGTGCGATTTACGGCCCGGCAGGTGCTGGAAAGACCACAGCCGCAATGGAGTTGGCACAACGTATTACTCCGGAAGATCAAGTTATTCTTTACGTCTTTACCAATAAGGGTTGGAGTTCTTTGAAGAACTACCCCGGTTTGATGAAACGAGTAAAGAAGATACGCTTTGAGTCCTTCGATCAGGTCAGTGCCATTACCGCAATGCTG